CAGGAGAAAGTGCCGCAATGAAAGCAAAGCGTAGAAGCTTTAAAGCACGTCATGCGAAGAATATCGCAAAGGGTAAGATGAGCGCAGCTTATTGGGCCGATAAGGTGAAATGGTAGTGTTTGATTCAGAAGTATCTCATATTAATAAAACTTGGAAGTATAAGTACGATAAAGAGCAGTATAAAGTATCTGACTATTGGAAGATAATGAAAGAAGCTCCGTATATTGGAGATTGTGAAGACTACTCTCTTACAGTATTATACTTAATTAGTAAGAAGTCCTGGATTAAGTTTTGGCTGAATCTATTTACTTTTAAAGCAAAAATTTGTTTTGTAACTACACGCACCGGCGGCGGTCATGCTGTGCTTAAATTTGGTAAGTTATATATTGATAATTGGAGCAAGAAATTTGTTTCCAAACAAGAAATGGAAAAGCTGGGACATAGATTCCATCCTTGGAGATTCCTACCGACTACGGTAGCAATCAAGATGCTTATAGCAAAATTGAGAGGCTAACATGGAAGAGAAGTTCCACCCAGCAGATACAAATGGAGACGGAGAAGTATCTCCAGAAGAGCAGCAAATGTACTTAGAGTTCAAAAGAAAGGAACTAGAGGATAAGGATGCTCAGCGGGATGCTATTCGTAAGATGGCATGGTTTTCTTTAGGGGGTTTACTACTTTATCCTTTTGGTATCTTTCTAACATCTTTGTTTGCATTAGACCAAGCGGCAAATTTAATTGCAGATATAGCTCCAACTTACTTTGCCTCAATCGCAGTATTAGTGTCGGCCTTTTTCGCCGCAGATGCAGTAGGGAGTAAGAAATAATGGAAATGTTACTTGATTTAGCTATGACTTTTTGGCAGTGGACAGTATTTGCAGTACTTGTAGTAATTGGTTTTATTTTTACTAAGTTTGATGGGCAAGGCGAGCATCGTGTAGGATTTAAGTATTCTGAAATGCCTCACATGAAACCTCTTCCGATACAAACAAAAGATAAAGGATTCTTTAAAGGAATCTGGATGTGGCTGATGGGCGTTCGTCAGTGGGAAATTTGTGATGACTTTCACTTTGAGTTAAATGGAAAAGCATATGTAGTTCCTAAAGGTTTTGAGTTTGACGGAGCTTCTGTACCTAAGTTTTTAGCTATGTGGTTATCTCCTACAGGTGTACTACTTATGGGAGGTCTTGTTCATGACTATGCTTATAAGTATGCGTGTTTAAAAGAAGCTTCTGGAGAGCACACACCTAAAATGACTCAGAATGAGGCAGACAAACTTTTTCGTGATATTTGTATCGAAGTAAACGGATTTAAGCTGTTAAACTACCTTGCTTACTGGGCACTAGCAGCAGCAGGTTTTGTGGCTTGGAACGGTCACAAGAAAAGAGGGACTCACGTATGAAATATCTAAGTAAACTTATGGGCGAACGCAGCACTGCAGACGGTTTAATGCTTACTGCAGTTTGTGGAGGATTTTTAGTATTAGGCGGCCTTGCAAAAATAGTAGCTTGGGTTGGTCTAGCTTGGGGTCTTTATACATTATTTAAGACGGAGTCCTAATGTTTGGAATGTTAAAAATGCTGCCTATTGTAATTGTACTTGCGGGTGCAGGGTATGCTTATCACACAACTATCGTAGGACAGAAAGACCTTGCAATAATGCAGCTAGAAAAGAATAATGTAATTTTAAAAGAAAATACTGTAAAATTAGAAATTGCTTTTGAAACTGCAGAAAAAGCAAGAGTTCAATCAGAACAAAACTTGCAAAAACAACTTAAAGTAATTGGAGAGCTTAGCGAAAAGAACAATGCTATGCAAGAAGAAATGGACGATTACTTATCTATTTTTAAAAGACATGACCTTACAAAGCTGTCAAAAGCAAAACCAGGACTTATACAACCTAGAATTAATAATGGTACTAAGGAAGTGTTTCGAGCAATAGAAGAAGCGAGTAAAGAGGTGGAAAATGCGGATTCTAACTAGTTTATCTCTAGTACTACTTGGAGGCTGCTCTCTATTACAGCCTCAACCTTTACCAGCTCCAGAACCGATTATTAAAACGGTTACTGAGTATAAAACACTGGAAATTTATCAGCCTCCCTTACCTAAAGCTATAAATTTACAAGACATCGAATTTTTCGTTGTCACAGAGAAAAATTTTGAGGAGCAAATAGCCCGCCTCAAAAAATTACAGGACGGATCTTATGTACTTTTTGGGATTACTCCTTTAGACTACGAGAACATGTCCTACAATTTACAAGAGCTTCGTAGATATATTCGACAACAAAAAGAAATAATTATTTATTATCGCGAAGCAACTCAAAATGATGTTGGCACTGATGCTGAAGATTGGCTAGAGCAGAACGACAAAACAATAGAAGATCAAAAATCAGAGTAGAATAAAATGGCAATAGAAATTAGTCGTCTAGACATAGTAGCAGACGAGCTTCACCTTTTACAATCTGAGACACGCTTTCTTAAGTTAGCCGTAGCTCCCTACCTGGAGCTATTAGGCGTTACACCTTTACCCTCTCAGGTAGCAATTATTAATGCGATTAATAATCCTAAATATCGTTTTGTATGCGCTGCGGTATCGCGAAGACAAGGCAAAACATACATCGCAAACATAATCGGGCAGCTAGTATCCCTAGTTCCTGGTTCCAATATTCTCATTATGTCCCCTAATTACTCGCTGTCTCAGATTTCTTTTGATTTACAAAGAAACTTAATTAAACACTTTGACTTAGAAGTAACCAAGGACAATGCAAAAGATAAAGTTATAGAATTGAGCAACGGCTCTACGGTCCGAATGGGTTCTGTAAACCAGGTTGATTCCTGTGTAGGAAGAAGTTACGATTTAATTATATTTGACGAGGCGGCGTTGGCAGACGGACGTGATGCGTTCAACGTAGCTCTTCGACCTACTCTAGATAAAGATAATTCAAAAGCTATTTTTATCTCGACTCCTCGAGGCAGGAACAACTGGTTTGCTGAATTCTTCGATAGAGGATTCAATGATGAGTTCCCGGAATGGTGCTCTATACGAGCTACTTATAAAGATAATCCAAGAATGTCTGAACTGGATATATCGGAAGCTAAAAAATCTATGTCCGACGCTGAGTTTAGGCAAGAGTATGAAGCTGATTTTAATACTTATGAAGGACAGATATGGAACTTCGATCATGAAAATTGTGTTACCAATAATGAAGTTCTCGACATATCTAGCATGGATGTATTTGCTGGTCTCGATGTGGGTTATCGTGATCCAACTGCATTTTGCGTCATAGCGTATGATTGGGATGAGCAAACTTACCATATATTAGCGGAGTACTTAGATGCTGAAAAAACTACTGAGCAGCATGCTCTTAAAATACAAGAGTATATTGATAAGTTTGATATTGACTACATTTATATTGACTCTGCTGCACAACAAACTCGATTTGACTTTGCACAAAATTATGACATTAGCACCATCAACGCTAAAAAATCCGTACTTGATGGAATTGCACATGTAGCAGGTATAGTAGATAACGATAAATTACTTGTTGATCAAAGATGTGATGAAGTACTTTCCTGTTTGGATCAGTACCAGTGGGACCCAAATCCTAATTTGGCCAAAGAAAAGCCAAAACATAATCGAGCATCCCACATGGCAGATGCTCTAAGATACGCACTGTATTCGTTCGAAACTAGTAATACTGGGTTCTAAAGATACCTGTAAAAAATAGTATTTGACAATTTATCCTACAGAGGCTATAATTCAAAATGAAAAAGCTCAAAAGAGATCCAGTAAAATATATAAGGGATCGCGCGAAATCAAAGTATGAAAAGGGCACAGAGTGTGAAATCTGTGGAGCAGACACTGAATTAGATTTTCACCATTTTTATACTTTAGCTCCTCTATTGAGGGAGTGGTTAAAGAAGAAACAAAAAGAGCGCCCAGATCATTATGTAGATGAATACATTATTATCTGGAGAGATGAGTTTATAGAAGATAAGTGGGCGGAGCTGTACAACGACACAGTAACACTTTGCCATAAGCATCATTTGGAACTGCATAGGCTGTACGGCAGAAATCCAGCCCTAGTGACTGCAAAGAAGCAGATGCGCTGGGTAGAGATTCAAAGAGAAAAACATGGCATGGTATGACAGACTAATTGGCAGAACGCCCGAAGTGGAGGAAAAATTAAATCCTGCACAGCCATACTTTGACCATAAGACAGAACCCTCTCGAGAAAAAACAGTAAACTACGAGAGAGCTTATGAAGATCTTGAAATTGTAAATCGTGGCGTAAATTTAATTGTTGATGATGTTTCTGAAATTCCTATTAGTGTAGGTCCTCAAGTACAGGGAATGCAAAGTGTAGTAAAAGGAATTAAACGATCACGAGTTGAATTACTTCTTAATAAAGAGCCTAATCCGTTTCAAGATATTAGTACATTTCGCAGAAATTTAGTAACAGATTTTTTAATAGATGGTAACATCTTTATTTATTTCGATGGAGTCCATCTCTACCACTTGCCAGCAAATAAAATGACAATACATGCAAGTGATAGTACATATATTGAAAAGTTTACTTTCAATGAACAAATTAACTATAAGCCTAGTGAAATTATTCACATAAAGGACAATTCATTCTACTCAATATACCGAGGTGTATCCCGCTTAAAGCCCGCTCTTAGAACCATGATCCTTACTCGTAGTATGCGAGACTTTCAGGATAACTTTTTCAAGAACGGAGCTGTTCCAGGTTTAGTACTTAAATCTCCAAATACACTCTCTGAAAAAATAAAAGAAAGAATGATACAGTCTTGGACTGCTCGGTATAGACCCGATGCAGGAGGTCGAAGACCCCTTATTTTAGATGGCGGTATTGAAATTGACTCAGTGTCAAATGTAAACTTTAAAGAATTAGACTTTCAAACAGCAATTGCAGAAAATGAAAAAATTATTCTAAAAGCACTAGGAGTTCCTCCATTAATGTTGGACTCTGGTAATAATGCAAATATTCGTCCAAATATGAGAATGTATTATTTAGAAACTATACTTCCTGTTGTTCGTAAAATGAATTTTGCATTAGAAAGATACTTTGGTTTTTCATTGTCAGAAGATATTACTAATATTCCTGCATTGCAGCCAGAACTAAGAGATCAGTCGCAGTATTACTCAGCACTTGTTAATACTGGTATTATTTCTCCCAATGAAGCACGAGATGCTTTGGGATTTGACCCAGTAGAAGGCTATGATGACTTACGAGTACCCGCAAATATTGCAGGTAGTGCGACAAACCCAGATGAAGGTGGTAGACCACCAGAAGGAGAAGAAGATGGCGAGAGCTAGAGCAAGATTAGCAGTATTGCAAGATATAGCAATACACATGCTAGAAAGAGGGCATGTCATGACAAGACACGAGTGGGAAAAAGATACAGAAGCTCCTATTCGTATTGGTATGATTTTTAACTTTTTTGGCAACTGGGCAAGAATGGTAGGTATTCTAGAACATGAAATGCCCGACGCATGGGAACAGATTAACGCAAAAGCAGCGCCTGCTCCTAAGCCGGAACCCAAGCCAGAGCCTAAACCCGCACCGAAGCCAAAAGCAAACCCGCTTGAAGCTTTGAGCAAGCCTGCTAAAGCAGAAAAGAAGAGTGAAGACTAATGGAAAAAATCTTTAACCTCACTTCTACCTTTAAGGCTTTGGATGAAGACGACGGTGGCATTCACATTTGTGGAATGGCCAGTACTGTTGACTTTGACCGCGCTGGGGATACAATCTCAGCAGAAGCATGGACAAAAGGTGGTCTTAGTAACTTTGAAAAGAATCCTATTATTCTTTTTAATCATGACTACAACAAGCCTATAGGTCGAGCCACTGGATTAAAAGTTACCCAGGACGGTCTCGAGCTAAAAGCAAAGATTTCAAAATCTGCGCCCGATCATGTGGCGCAGTTAGTTAAAGAAGGTATCCTTGGAGCATTTTCTGTTGGTTTCCGAGTCAAGGATGCTGATTACCTATCGGAAACTGACGGATTAAAGATTAAGGACGCTGAGTTGTTTGAAGTA